ACCAGTACCGCCACAGGTAGGGCAGACGATGACCTTAGAGGGAAATGGGCCGTGTTCGTCGGCCCACACAGGCAGATTATTTATCCAAGTTAGTTTCATTGCTTTAGTCTCCTGTTAGCAGTGGGAAGGCCCATCTGGGTTGAAATGGATGTCTAGATCCTCGTCGATGAGTATGGGCGAATTGTGCAGAAAGAAGGCCGAGAATTCCTTCAGGCTCATTAATGAGTGGCTTGCGCCATGACCTTTGTCATCCAGTCCGATAACGCACCATTGCGGCTGCTGGTATGGGCGATAGTAGTCAAAAAGTTTCCAGTAGACAAATTTCATTGAAATATCTCCGTTTGTTTTGGTGGCCAATTGTAACCACAGTCCGCTTAAGGCGTTCAAGAATTATTTTTACTTTTTGCCCAAAAGGTTTTTATGGGGGTATATGGTGGGTTTATAGCATGTCCAACCCACACACTCACACACAATACCAAAGCATCCGAGAATAATTCCCTACTGCTATAGTAGGTTATTGTGGACACTGGGTAACTGACCGGCAAAACCACGCTATCTATAAGGTTATTTATTTGCAGAATTTCCACGGGCCAGAGGATAAACCCTTGACCCTCTTAGAAGGACCGGCGATCCGCTGAAAATGTGACAGAAATAGACCCCCCCACGGACCCCATTTTTTTTCTAGCGTATTAACGTATGTCCTATCCACTCACCATCGGGGTATTTTTACCATTCATAAGCATTTCCTAATATGGCAGGATTACTAGAACAAGCACAGCAATATTTTGGATTGGGAATTTCCCCTCAAGGGCCGACAGGCGCTTCGAGACTTGAGATGATGGCTGAGGATGAGAAAAGGCGTAGGGAGGCTGATTACGCTGAAAGACTTAAATATGACGAGGTAGGGTTAGAGCCTGTGTCATTTTTGATGGGGGTAGATAGCCAAGACCCAAATGCAGGATTAATTAATTATGTTGCTCCAGCAGATGTTGTTGCGGGAGGAATTGGATTGGCTGGATTGGCGAGGTCTGGGGCAGGTGCTTTACACAAGGGAACCGCTAATTTAATAAATGAGATCAAGGGGTTCTACGGCCAAAACCCAGTATCAAGCGGCGCTTCTGCGGCTAATATGTTTGCAAAAAGCATTGGTGGAACTCTTAGGCAGGCTATGTCGCCTAAAGCATCCGCAACATTTAGTGATACTGGAATAGGGTTTAATACCTCAAATATTGTAAGGAATAACCTAAACAAACTTGATTCGCTGAAAGCAAAGCCCTACTTAGAGACAACTGACGAAATGTTGGATGAGTCTAAGAATATAGGGAAGGTTCTTTATGGTCAAATGGGAGCCGCCGCTTTGATGAAGTTGCAGGGTAAACAGGCTGGATACAAAGGCTCTGGGCCTTTAGATGAATGGATAGACCTAAATTATTGGGGTGTTGGTTCCGCTGATGAATACCCAAGCATAGCAAAAAAATGGGAGAATTCATCAAACGTATCAGATCAGATTATGTCAGATGGAATGGACATGGTTAAAAAAACTTGGGGGCTTCCTGATGATTCTTTGATTGCTGTAAAGAAGTGGAAGATAGGGACGGCGGGTGGAACCCATGACAGAGATGTCATAAAATCTTCACAGTTTAATCACATTAAAAAAGTATTAATTGCCAATGGCAGAGATTTTAGGAATGTGAATGAACTTTATAACACTCTGATGCAGAACGCTAAAAATGGCGGGTATAATGTAATTAAGGCCACAAACGATGGGGTTTATATAAACTTTTCCCCACAAGGCAAAAGCGGATTTGTTGAGGGTGGATTTAACGCTGGCATACTTGTAAAGCCAGACAGAAAGCAAGTATTCTTTGTTTCGGATGAGCATGATCTATTTGGGCAAGTTCCTCCGGGTTATAGCAATCTTGCTACTGTTTACCCACCGTGGCAGATAGACCCGATAAAAAAATATAGGCCAGTATTTGAGAAAGGTGGTGGTGGAAATGTTGTTCAAGAGGCTAGAACAGCGATAAGATCGCCAGCAAAACCAACCGAAAATGTTGATAAAGCCGCAGAAGATGCTGGAATAAAAATATCTAAAGAACCAAAAGTTGGTGGCAAAGTTAAAAATGGCGGTCTTACTCAAAAGCAAATAGACATTATGCGTAAGGTTGCTGACTACACTCCAAGCAAGGAAGGCTACGCAAGATACGCAATGAATAGAGCGGCAACCGCAACTCCATTGATATATTATGGTTTAGAGGAAGATGATAACTGAACAACAGGAAACATTCATTGAGCAATACTGTCTGCACGGGAATGCAAGCCGTGCCGCAGAGCAGGCAGGATACTCTCATCCCAAACAAAGAGGATACGAACTAAAGAATAAGTTTGCCTCTGAGATTGAGGAACGCACCAAGAAGATGATTAAGGATGCGGTTCCCAGCGCCATGCGTATGTTGCAGAGATTGGCAGAGGAGGCAGAGTCTGAGTCTGTACGTCTTGGAGCCGTGAAAGACATTCTTGATAGGGCTGGTCTGAAGCCCACAGAGAAGATTCAGCAGGAGATTTCTCAGGTAGAACAGAAGTCTACAGAAGAACTACAAAAAGAGTTAGAGGCTCTCCTGAAGCACTGATGCCCGTTAGAAAGGTCAAAGGCGGTTACAAGTGGGGTAGTAAGGGTAAGGTCTACAAAACTCGTGAAGGGGCGGAGAGACAGGCTAGAGCGGCATATGCCAGTGGATATAGAAAAAGCGGTAGAAATAGCAAGAGAACTTAAGAAGCGAGAGCGGTACGAGAAGATTTCCTTCTACGATCCATACCCTTACCAGCAGAAGTTCCACGCCACAGGATTTGAAAACAATCAGCGCCTACTCATGGCGGCTAACCGAATAGGTAAGTCGTACTGCGGAGCGGCTGAAATGGCCTACCACCTTACTGGCCTATACCCTGATTGGTGGGAGGGAAAAAGATTCAACCGAGCAATTACGGCTTGGGCTGGCGGTGTCTCCAACGAAACGACGAGAGACATCGTACAAGCAGAATTATTGGGTTCCCCTGATGATCCCGAGGCATTTGGTACAGGCGCCATTCCAAAAGATAATATAGTAAAAACAGAAAGGAAACCGGGAGTACCAAACGCTAAGAGCGTTGCACTAATACGCCATATCTCAGGCGAGAACTCATCCCTACACTTTAAAGCCTATGAGATGGGCGTGGACAAATGGCAGGGTAGGTCTGTTGATGTGGTGTGGCTGGACGAGGAACCTAGCCGAGAACTGTACTCGCAGGCTGTGACACGAACCCTTGATCGCCGTGGCATGGTTTATATGACGTTTACTCCAGAATCGGGGATGACCGAGACTGTGGCGGCGTTTATGAACCACATTAAGAAGGGTCAAAGCCTGACAAATGCGACATGGGATGACGCATCTGAGCATATAAAGACACTCAGGGGAAAAGACGGACATCTAAATGACGCGGTGATGGAGCAGATTCTCTCTGCGTATTCGCCACATGAGCGGGAAATGAGAAGGTTTGGCAGGCCGTCTATTGGCTCTGGTCTGATCTTTCCTCTGAATGAAGAAGAATTAATGATTGATCCTATACATATTGAGGATCATTGGCCGCGTATAGCGGCTATAGATTTTGGGTGGGATCACCCAACTGCTGTAGTTTGGTGCGCGATAGATAATGAAAGTGAAACCTTTTATGTATACGATTGCTATAGAGCATCAAAAGCCAGCCCCTCTGTTCACTCCGAGATTATAAGGAAACGCCCTTATTTCATTCCCATAGCCTACCCACATGACGGCAATCGCAGGGATAGCATGGGGAATCCCGGTCTGGCAGAACAGTATCGCTCATTGGGATGTAATTTTCTAATGGAGCATTTTACGAATCCTCCGGGTTTGGGCCAGAAGAAAGGCTCCAACTCAGTGGAAGAGGGTCTGATGGCTATGCTACAGGCGATGGAAAACGGCAAGTTTAAAGTGTTCTCCACACTATCGGATTGGTTTGAAGAATTTAGAATGTACCACCGCAAGGACGGCAAGGTGGTTGCCCTTCGTGATGACTTGATGAGCGCCACACGGTACGCATTTCAGTCACAGCGGTATGCAATGTCTGGCTCTGATCCAGAGTGGACGAGTGATATAACCTATAGGAACTACGGAATTGTCTGACAAAGAACAAGAACTGCTAACTAAAGTAAACAGTGAAATCACTGATGCTTTAGGCTATGGCGACGAAATATCAGATCAGCGGGAAGCGGCGCAAGAGTATTACTACGCGCTACCGTTTGGCAATGAGGTTGAGGGCCGTAGTCAGTATGTAGATTCTACCGTCCAAGATACTATTGAGTGGATCAAGCCAAGCCTGATGCGTATCTTTGGCTCTGGTGATGAGTTTGTAAAGTTTGCTCCGCATGGCCCAGAAGATGTGGCTATGGCAGATCAGGCCACCGACTACGTTAACTACGTTTTCAGCAAAGACAATCCCGGCTGGGAGATTATGTATTCGTGGTTCCACGATGCGCTGTTGTTTAAAAACGGCATTGTAAAAGTTTGGTGGGATGAGTATGAGGAAGCCAAGAGAGAAGAATACCACAATCTTTCGGATATGGAGTTTGAGTATCTTATATCTGATGATGAAGTAGAAGTTATTGAGCATACAGAAAATCAAGGAAATATTCTTGATGGTGGAGAAGTTACGCATGACGTTGTTATCAAACGCACAAGCGGCGACGGCAGAATTAAAATTGAGAACGTACCACCTGATGAGTTTCTTATTTCCAGAGAAGCCAAGTCTATACATGATGCTCGCTTTGTCTGCCATCGTGTAAGAAAGACTCTATCAGAACTGAGGGAGATGTACCCCGACCAAGACTTTGGCATTGAGGATTTAGGCGCATCAGATGATACGATGTCCTACAATGCAGAGCGTCTTGCCCGTTATGAGTTTGACCACAGCAGTGAGTATGATCGTGGTTGGGGTGCAAACGACGAAGAGGCACTCCGTGAGTATTGGTTGCATGAGTCGTTTATTAAA